CAATCAGTTGCCCTGTGCGGCCTTGTGTGGCCTCCACGACAGCATCAACCAAGTCAGGCAGGGCAGTGTAAAACTCACCCAGTGCGGAATGCTCAGAGAACGATTTGCTTTGCAAGTGCAGGATGTGCGTATTTGTTGCTGCATGAAGCAAGGTCAGTATGAATTCACCCATTTTTGAGTTCCTCACGGTACAGGTTGATTAAGTGTTCGAGTGCATTTCTTGCCGCCTCCACCTTCCAAGGCTTTAGGGCAGGACTTACCCCTATTTTGCGCCATTCCTCGATTTGCCGCAATAAAGCTGCATAGAAGATGTCCCTTTTTTCTTCTTTAGAGAAAGACCCTCCCTGGTCAAAAAGTGAATGGCACTTGTAGCAAGACCACACCGTGAAGCAATCTTCAGCCTTCAAAGACTTCCCTTTGCCATGCTCCATCAGGTTCGAGTGCGCCGCCACCGTGGTGGAACCCTCATCCCCCATGCAGTCATCAGAAATCTGAAGTAGACATTTCTCGCCTTTGGCAAGCTTCAACAGGTTTGCGTCCCTGTACATCACATTCTCATTTCTGCTCTAAGGGTGTATTGCTCCACCTTCCAAACTTCGGTTCGCATCTCAGCCGCTCTCAACATGTACTTCAAGTATTCTTCTTCAATGACGGCGTTTTTGAGTTCTTGCAGTTGATCAATGTAGCGACCATGTGCATATGCAAATGCTTCTTGAGCTCCCAATGTCTTTTCATCTGACTCGCTCATCAGTTGAGCTTTTACTGTCTTCAAAAATGATTCCAGATGCACCCTTGTACCCTTGGCATTGGCATAAGCCTGGGCGTTCTCTTGAATGTATTTGATGGCTTTGTTTGGGTCAATTGCTTCCATTGCTTTTCCTTGATAGTGCTTTTGAATAGATGAATACTTGGTTCTTTTCGTTTATGTCTCTTCCCATTTGTTTTGCCTGTGCAAAATCTTCGCCTTGTTTTAATCGCTTCAGTTTCTTGTCGGTCATCCACAGAGATGGGCCCTTGTAATCAAATGCTGTTTTCATTTTCTCTGGCCTTCAACATTGCATCTGCTAAATCGTAAGATTCCGCTGCAATTCTTTCGTTTGTCATTGCACTTATTGGATCAGAAGCGCAAATACCTTGCATCACTTTTGCCGCAAAGTAGTCACGCATCGTTAAGCCCATCAATGATGGTTCAGTTGTACCTTTGAATTGCTGTGGAAACGCTGGTTTGTTGTTCATTTCTTCAGTCCCTTCAAGTAAATTGCTATGCCACTCAATGTGTCTTTACCAAATGCATCTCTAAACTCATTCTCAAGCTTGAAAGCCGCCATCTCTAAAGCTGCATTCCATCCACTGTCATACATGTCTGTCAATAAGCCGCTGAATTCCTCGTTCAATGCTTCCATCGCCAATCTCCTTTAAGTTCATTCTCTGTATGTTGTTTAAGTTCAGGTTGAAATTCTCCTGCACCTTGTTCTTGGGTCTTCCTGCACCCTCTCTCTTTCCACCCCATTCACCTATTTCTCTACCTAGTTTTTTTGCCCACCATTGACGGCGGTATTCTCTTTTTCTTTCTTTTTTCCACTGAGGTGTACCCTCTGGATAAACGAATGGGCTGTCAATCGTTGCCATCTTGCTTCCTTAACCAGTAGGCCAACAGCAAAGCTTCTGCCCGTCCATTGTCTTTCTGGCGCTTGAGCGGTGCATCAGGCCAATGACCCCTAGCAAGGACAAGGCTCTTGTTCTTGTCAGAATCGAGTTTGAGGGCTTTTTTCCAGACTTGTGGTGTCACGGCTTGCCAACTGAAATCAAGCCGCTGTGCAAGGGCTACAGCGCCTCCATAGGCCACCCCAAATTTAAAGCTGGACGATACCCCCTGATTGGGCATACTGTGCACGGTTTCGACCACCACGGCATGATCATCACCATTTAAACAGTCAATGATTTCGCCAAAGATGACATTGGTCATCAAGTACTTGTCGGTGTGGTGCATGTCCCCGCAGCCTATGTACTCGTAGTTGTGGTCAATCATGCCCCAAGCCCCGCTGAAACCTGGATCTATGCCTATGTATATCATTCCTTTGCCCTCTGTTTTTTACTCTCCTGAAGCAAGCTTCTAAGCCATTTGGTGGCTCCAAGCTTTAACCACTCCTGATATTCGGATTCAGTCAATCTAACTCCAACTGCTCTGCCGCTTTTTGTTAATTCACTCTTTGCTCTTGGCATTTGTCTCTTTCATGTGCTTTACAAGTTCATTTGCTATTCCACGCCATAGTCCTGATGGGTGTGAATCAAGTTCTTTCGTCCTTGCCCATCCGTACTCTTTGGAACCCTTCTGAGAACACAGGAGGACAAGGTGGTTCAGTGTGCTTTGGTACGACATGTCCAAGGTCGCCTGTGACCCAGAGAGCTTTGGTGACTTCGACAACAGGGTGGATTCTGATTCCATGTTTATGTTCATCAAGTATTGTGTTTGCTTCCTGGCGGTTCATTTATTTTTCCTTTTGCTTTGCAATGGATGAAAGTCTGGTATTTCAGTGCGCTTCATTTTTTCACGCCTCTTTGTGCCATTGATCTTTCCTATGTTGATGCTCTTCAGTTTTGTGTCAGTTGTCCATAGGGATGGCCCTGAGTAATCAAATGCGCTTTTGTTCATTGTGTTGTTCCCATTCATTACATAGCTTTTTTACAGTTGGAGTCTTTCTCTTTTTTGCACAAACTGCACTCACAGATTTGTACTTGGCCTTTTGTTGCAAGGTCATAGGCTCTGGTGGATCAGGGTACAAGCCATGCCAGCCTGTAACGCCCATCACCGCAGCCAAAACAAGACGGTCAATCATGTGTAGTCACCTTCTTCAGTATGTTCTGTTAACCGCTTTTGCAACCGCTGGATGCGCTTTTCGTTGTAGCTAACAATTGACACTGCATATTCAACGCCTGATTCAGCTTCTAATTTCTTTTTGTGTGCTTCTTTCAATTCAATGGCAATGATTTCTCGAATTGTCCTGGTTCGAGTAATTTCACGCAGGAATTTGCTGGTTGATTCTTTTAAGCTCATGTGTTCTTCTCCTCGGCATAGCCGTTCTTTTGCTTGAGTTTGGCTTCAATGGCTTGCCCGTATTCATTCCACCCATGATGTAACGTTACAAGTTCACTACGCTCCTCATCTGTCAGCCCTACCCATGTGCGCTGTGGGATGGTGTAAACAGGCGTTATGTTTCTGAAGTAAATTGGGTCATTCGGTGGTGGAGTAAATAAAATTTCATCACGCCAGCCAAACTGGTCGTCATCACGATACTCTTGATACATCCACGCCACAGGCTCTTGCTTTTGCTTTAGTTGTAGCAAATCCAAATGCAAGCCCAAAATCTCAACAGCTACTTTGCTTGGTATTGTGTAGGCAACACCATCAATCAATACCGATTCATACTCTTGCTCTTGCTGTGCCAAGGCTTCTTTGGCGGTGGCTTTTGCTTTTACAAGGCTGGCAAAGGTTTTAATGATTTCGTAATCGTTTTCAATCCAAAGCGGATTTGATAATCCAGCCTCTTTTGCCATCTCAATGATTTCATCTTGTGTCATGCTTCACCTCTGGCTCTGATAGCAAGCGCAATCGTATTACCAATAACGCCAAAACTTTGTTCAGCAATCTTTGCACAGGCTTCACGTTCATGGTATCGCTCTAACTTGGCTATCTGTTTTGCAAAAGCTAGTATGAGAAATTCAGATTTTTGTTTATCCAAGCCAAGAATAATCAGTTTCAAGCCAGTAGCTTCTGCGGCTGAAATAATTTCTTCATCAGTCATGTTCATGCTTCCACCTCCACAGGTACGTCACGCCATTCACCATCTAAAAGTTGGTCTTTGTTAGCGTTCCATGTTTTACCTTCCCACCATTGCTGGAGGATGCGTATTTTTTGATATGAAGCGTTGCAAAACAAATCAACAGTAACTTTTTCACGCTCAACAAAGCGCAGCTTATTGGTTGGTGTCATATACGCCCCCTAATTGCATCTAATCTTGCCTTGATGTCTTCAGGCATGGGGACTGCTTTTTTTCTGTCCTCATCAAGCTTGACCAAAGGGTTTTCTATTTCCTTGACTTCAGGTATCTCAGCCCCATCCCAACGCTGCTGGTTGAGATAAACAAGCGGAGCCGGTATAAATGCCCCGTTTTGTTTTTGCCACCCTTCAGTGGTCTTCATCCACTCAACGTGTTTGATGATCTGGTCAGCATTGCTTTCATAAAGCCTGTTGACCCACTTTTCTCTGCACATCAACTTAGCACCTTTTCGGGGTGATGTTGGATATGCCTTCCAGAACTTATCGAATCCACTCTCAAACATGCTCTCTCTCCTTTACTTTACTTTCTTAATATTTTGCTCCATATGAAGCCTCCAATTACTTTTGCCAAAAATTGCAATGCAACAATTTCAGGCATCAGTCCACCAAATGCAATAGTCGGAAAAACCAAAGAATCAACAGCAGACCCTGCAATGTTTGAGCCATTGACTCTTACAGAATGCTTATAGTCTTTCAGGCAATGATAAGCAAAAGAATCTGCCACCATAGACAATGTAAAAGCCGCCAAAGAAGCAAATGCAATCATTCCAGTTGCTGGATTAAGACCATATGAAATGATGCTGGCTGTTGAAATCAAACCGCCCATTTTTAAAGGCAAGTTATCTGCCTCCCATAAATCGTGTATTTTGTCTCTTAATGAAAAATCAAGGCCAATCAAAATAAATGCGTTCACCAAACTAAACCAAGGCCCAAGCCAAGCAACCAAAAGGTTGGCTGCAACCAATGCAATGATATAAATTTTTGCGTAAATCATATTAAAACTCCTTGTTCTACTTGATGAAATTGCCATACTGGTGGGGCGTTGTGCGCTTCAATTCTGCTTCGCATTACTTGGGCACGGGCTTCTTTGGTTGGTGGTGGATAGCTCCCATGTTTCCATTTTCCATCCATTCCAACATTCCTGGCTATATTTGTTGAGTCAGCAGATGCAAATGGAAGTTTTGTAAATATTGCTGGATCTAACATTCTTAAACCATGCAATTTGCAACAAGGTCTACCTTGATCATCGCAAATAACACGCATTGCTTGCCCCATTTTTGACCACCACTGATAAGTTCCTATGGTTGCATATTCACCCGAACTGCCAATGCAGACACGAACATATGTATTTGCCAATTGCTCAAGTCTTTCAAGTGATTCATGCATATGCCATACAGGTGCGCCAAACCAATTTGGTAAAGGGTTGTCTTGCAATAATGCATCATTGTCTGCTTCATTTCCATCAATTACATCAGGCAACACCGCAAAATCGCATGATGGGACTTTTTTTAAATTTAACGCCCATTCATAAAATCCATCCCAATCAATGACAGGTTTTCCAGATTTCCATGCACTAAAAGCGCCATTGTCAATTGCAAAAGATTGAGCCACATCTATTGCAGTGCCAATTTGCTCTGGATGTGCAAATGAAACAAATGCATGTCCGGCTTGTACTGCATAGTTGGCAACAGGCGTTGGTGTAATTGGAAGGCCGTGGTAATGAATCATTGTTTCTCTCTCTCTCCTTTACTTTGCAGAACTCTTAATTTTTACCCAAAGACCCCCCTACCCCACAACGTAGAGTAGAAAGGAAAGGTACTTTACCCCTGATAAACAGGATCATCATGCTGGCATAAGCCACGCCCCTCGACCTGATGATTCGACCAGTCGCACGGACTATTCGGGAACTGCCCCCTAGTCTTTCGACATACCGTGTGCCCTTTTCTTCCACGCCGTCAGGTTGAACGCTTGCTATCGTGTGGAGTACGGCTGTCGTAGGAGCAATAAAAAAGCCGCTATCTACTGCACAGGTAGTGGATTCCCCGAAGGGAACTGTGCATGAGATAACGGCCTTGATACTGATGTCCACTACGACAACGGGATTGATCATAACAAAAATTACACTGGTGTCAAATCACTGAACCACTCAGGCATTTTTTCCTTGAGTTGGTACACCCGCAGATCAGGCACTTTGCCCGTCTCACGCCATTTATAAACAGCCGGAGCAGTAAGCCCCAACACCTTCGCCACCTTATACAGGCTGGCCTTTTGTTCCAATTCAGCTACCGTCATTTCAAACTCCTTTAGTTGTCGATGGGTTTAGTATACACACCTCCGCTAAACCTGAGTAATCCATGTGTGTATGTTATACAACAGGTTGACAACAACCCAAGTAAATCAGACACTTCATAGGTCATTTTTGGCGTAACACACAGGAGAGAGCAATGACTTACACAGCGACAGCAACTTACTTCCCACTGCCAGCACTTGCACCAATTAATTTGGGAGGCTTCCAGGCAGACAATGTTGAAGATGCAATTTCACCCCTCATGGATGAAATACGGGAATTCATGCGTAATGAGGAAAGCAGTGATTGGTGGGATGACATAACGGTATCTGTTCATCATGATTCGGTGATCAAGCATTACCCGTTCAAGCATTGGGCCACCCACTTTGCATGGAGCTTCTAAATGTTTAAAACCAACATTTTTTCCGGCAGCACTTACTTTGAAACCAAAAACTACAAAACGTCTGATGATGGAACCCTTTTCACAAAAATGGGCAACACATGGACGGGTAGCAATGGAGTTCAGGTTCAGCAAGTCGGTGATCAACTGATGAATTTAAAAACCGGCGTGATGTCCAGTTGGGGCGACCCTTTTAAAGAAGACAAAAATGAACGATAAAACGACATTCAACATCAGCAAACAGCAATACACCCGTGAGGTCATGTATGAGGGCATCCATGTGCTTATCCAGTACAGCAGGGACGCTGATGGCAGCTTCGGTCTTGATGCGGTTGTGACCCCTGATGGTCAGAACATCACTGACCTTGTGAGAATACAAGCATTGAAGTATTTTGAGAGTTTACTCAGAGAGGATTGAAATGGGAAATGCACTTGGAATAGCTTGTTTTATAGCTTGGCTGACACACATTTTTTATTGTTTTGCACATGCAATGTGGGGTTTCCTTATTGCTGGAGCATTGTTCTTCCCGATTGGAATCCTCCACGGGTTTTTTGTTTGGTTTTTTTAAGAGGCACATCATGAGAATGAAAGAGTACCAACAACAGTTGATTAACGAACATATGAAGTCTGACGAGCTTTATTGCTGTTACTGCATGGCGCCAAAAGAAGAAAAGTGGCATTGCTGTCAAGAGAATCACTTTATGAAGTTCAGCGATTTTGATGACGAAACAAAGCGTGAATTTATTGCATGGGAATTGGATGAGTATGAGAAGTGGGCAGCTAAACAAGGAGCATTGACATGACTGACTCTATGGATTTTTTGTTTGGCATGGGTGCAATGGCTATTTTGTTTTGCTTGCTGGGCCTTACTTGGGCAGTATCAGCATCAACCATTGGCGAAGAGTGCGAAAAGATGGGGCAGTTTTATGTTGCCAAGAAAGTTTATGAATGCAAACTTAAGGAATTGAAATGAATGAAGTAAGCAAAGCAAATATGTACGTGTATCGCAAGCTGGCACTTGCACGGGAAAAGCTTCGGGCGAAAGTCCTCAAGAAGTCTGGCCTTAACAAGTTTGCCGGTTACCAGTATTTTGAATTGGGCGACTTCCTTCATCCGACACTGGAAATCTTTGATCTACTTGGCCTGATCGGCATTGTGTCGTTCACCAAGGATGAAGCAAGCTTGTGCATTGTGGACATTGACAATGGTGGTGAGATTGTGATCACCAGCCCGTTTGGTTCGGCGGCTTTAAAAGGCTGTCATGAAGTCCAGAATATTGGTGCGGTGGAAACCTACCAGCGCCGATACTTGTGGGTGGCTGCGATGGAGATTGTCGAGCATGATGCTTTGGATGCCACAACCGGCAGAAAAGGCGATGGCCCAATCATTACCCCTCGGGGTGAAGTAATTGTCAATGACAAGCGCATGAGCGTGGTTGTTGATGTATCAGAAGCAATCAAAGAAAGGATGGCGGCAGACGATTTAATTGGAGCATACGAAGAGTACATCGGCATCACTGATGGTGAAGAAAAGATTGCGCTGTGGGGTGAGCTTGACAGCAAAACCCGTAGTGCCCTGAAGAAATATGGCGAGAGCTTGAAAGGCAAATGATGGAGAAAAAAGCGTTTGATCCCACAAACCGTGGGACATTGGCGAGAAACGAAAAGAAAGAATCAGACACTCATGCTGATTACAACGGTCAGTTAAACGTGAATGGCACTGAATACTGGCTTAACGGCTGGATCAAAAAAGGCAATGAAGGAAAGAACTTTCTTTCTTTGTCGATTAAACCGAAGGCTCCCGCAGCCCGTCAGAGTTCTGAGCCCACCCGCAAAGGTGGAAAGACAGGCTTTGATGACTTACCGGACGATATCCCTTTTAATTAAAACGGGTCTATAATGGTTGTATTGCCAGCACAGGAGTACAGCATGATCCGTTTTGAAAAAAAGTGTTTTAAGTGCGAAACCGTCAAACCATTAAAAGAGTTCTACAAGCATTCTGCAATGGCTGACGGGTATTTAAACAAATGCAAGGTATGTGCAAAAGATGATGCCAACAAACATCGAGCAGACAATTTAGAAAAAGTCAGAGCTTATGATCGAGAACGAGCTAAAAGACCAGAACGAATTGCTGCCGGTGTTTCATTGAATCGACTTTGGAGAGCAGAAGATGCGAGGAGAGTAAAGGCGCATAACGCTGTTGCCAGAGCGGTTAAAAAAGGGAATCTTCTTCGACAACCTTGTATTAGATGCGAATCAGCAAATAGCGTAGCTCACCACGAAGACTACGACAAACCGCTGGATGTGATGTGGCTTTGTACGCCATGTCACAAACAGAGACACAAAGAAATCAATCAATCTTTTTGAGGCAAAAAATGACAGCAGCACAGCGTATTTATATTGTTGGACACGGCGCAGAAATCCGTCTGATCCGTGCCCCACACAAAGCACAAGCATTGGCCCATGTGGCTCGTTCATTGATCAACGTCAAAGTGGCAACACAGGACGAATTGGTGTTTGCCCTTAATCGTGGTATTTCTGTTGAATCAGCAATTGACCCAGCGCAAACAACTTTAGTAGAATAACCAACAGAGGGAAAGCGGATGCTGATACAGGGGATTGCAGATCGGCGGTCAGTCAGTGCAGCGAAGTACCTCTACCCTTTCAAGAGAAACTTTCAGGAGAAACCCATGAGCAAATTAGACGATATCCATTTTGGTGGCGTAGTTAAAACTTTTTTTGGCTTACCTATTTTCAATAGAGCTAGGAATTCTGACCCGCTAACGAGCCATTTAGCCGCAGAATCGACAACAACCCCTTCTAGACACTTCCAAATCATTCATCTTGCCCTCATTGAGCATGGCCCTATGGGTAAGGATGAGATTGCTCATTTCACCGATCTGGAGCCCAATGCGGTGGCTCGTAGACTGCCTGAGCTTCAGAAGCTTGGTTTGGTTGCTTTGACCGGCAAGACAGTTCAGTCAAATGCTGGCCGAAAGGAGCGGGAATGGAAAGCCTGTTAAACATTGCAGCCCTGATCTTGATGTTGTCAGCCTCAATATTTGTTTTTATTTTGGTTGGCTTGTTTATTTTTATTTGTATTGAATTGATAAAGGATTGACATGAACCACTTTTCTTTTTTCTCTCAGACATACTGGTGCGACAGCTTGAGCGAAGAGCTTGATATCTGGTACGACAACATTGAACATGAGCCAGAGAACGGCATCAATTGGGAGTTTGAATGGGAAGCTATAGACGATAACGGTAAAGACCGCAAAGACGATATGTCAGCCAAAGAATACAACGAGGTCGAAAAGGTAATCAGAGACTACATATCCGACCCCGTCAATCGGGACGATTAAGCAAATGCCCGTGTGCCCTGTTTGTCAATGATCAAAGCCATTGACCTCGGGGCACTGTCTTCAGTGTTGGGGATTGAAACATGCGTCCAACGGTCGAATTCCCTGATCACTTGATCAAACGGTAGGCCAGATTCAATGATGGCGGTCACCACTTCATCCGGTGTCATTCCTGGCACACGAATATCGGCTGCACAGCCACGGCGGTGTTGTGATTTGTCGCTGGAACCCACGGCACGGTTTACCTCCGCACTGCGAAATGCACTATTCACGATGATAACTTTACCGCCTAACACTACCTTTACCTGTTCCAGAAAGTCAGCGAGCCGGTACAGGTTTGCCAGTTCATCAGCGTCCGGCATGTTGTCAAATTCTCGGTGGTCTGTGTGGGTGAGTTCTTCTAAAGAAAAGTTCGGTGTAAGCTGCATTATGGTTTTCCTTTCAGAGTTTGGAGGGCTTCGTTATAGAGGTTGACACAGGTTGAGAGCTTTCTGATGGCAGCATCTCCTTCTTCGGTGAGGGCGAAAAGAGCTTTTCCAAACGCTGGGTCAAGTTCGGCTGTGGGAGGTTCTGCGTCAACTCGGCTGGCAACGGCGGGATCTGCGGTGGCGTGTACGGCGCACTCGGAGGCTTTGACAGCGACCCGCAACCTGAGAGCACCACTGTCAAGATCAGCATTGCGCTTTTGCTGGATAAGTTTTGCATTTTGATTGGCTTTCATCAATTGGGTGGACTGAGTGTTGACGGCGGCAACCAGAGCCTGTTCTTTTGTTCTGGCTTGCTCGTTCAAACCGGCAATAATTAATTTCTGCTTGTCTTGTTCGGAGTGCACACCCTTGTGGTAACCGGTGGCGGCAGCACCCCCCAGGGCAAAAATAAATCCCAATATCACCCACGGGTTAAAAATACTCATGGCACTTCCGAATTATTTGCTGGCAGATTTGCGCTCAAAGGCTTGACCGGTACTGCTGGAACAGGTGGCTTGGGAGCCGCAGGAGCCGCTGTAGCCTGTGATCCATGACCAACCGCCATTAGAGTACCAATGATCGAAATCATGCTGGTTAAAACGGTTTTCAAGATTTCAAACAGAACTGCGTCATTCTTTGCCTGTCCCACCATTGGCTGGGTGACAAAGATCAGGCAGTAAATTACGCCAAAGGTAGCGCCCACCAAACAGGTTGCAAAGGCCATCTGCGTCCAGAATTGACCAATAGCGTGCCAATCGTCAGGGGATCTTCTTGAATTGCTCATACATCTCCTTGGTGATCAAATCTCGGGTACATGATCCAGTGGCTTCGCACTGGGGCGGTTCACATTCTGGTTTACCCCAGTTCTCTGGGCTTTGACATGGGTATCTCATGCGGTCTTCGCACCCTGTCAAATAAAGGATTGTCATTAAAAGTATCAGGTTCTTTATCACGGCTTTTCCTCTCAAGACGTTTTTCTATTTTCTCTATTTTTTCCAGCATCCGCTTGGTTTCATTCTTGGCTTCCAAGATGTCAAGATAAAGAAAAGCACCCAAAGGCAACAGGAAAGCCACCAGAACAATTGCCGCTATGTACCCCATTGCACCCATCATATGGTTCTCAGGTTGTTCAGGTAGAAGAGGAACAGCCACAGGTATACGATAAGGATCAGGGTTACTACGCTGATTCCCAACTTTAACCGTTGGCTTGCTTCCCTTTGCTGCCGTTGCCATCTTTTCCTCTCGGTCTTTGCCGCCAATGACAATCGTGCAGCTTCCTGCTCCGCACCTACAATTTCACGCATCTCGAACACCTTGCTGTACAGGGCTCCAAGCTCCTTGGGGGCGTTCCAGGTCATCGCCATTCTGATGTCCTCAACAAGCTTTTGCATCTGATCTTGGGCTCTCACACGCTTGAGCGCCTCTTCCATCAGGTTGGCATTGGGATCATAGACATTTCTGGAGCGTTCTTCAGATTCCCTTATGTGGGCAGAAAGCTGCTCCTGAAGGTGAAAAAACTGAACAAGCTGGTCTACGACTTCGTTGAGGATCTGTTCTTCATCAACGGCAACGAATTTTTCTTTCTTTTTCGCCACAGGCTTGGGCGTAGCTGGCTTGGGCTTACCGGCAAAGAATTGGACAAGCTTGGCAATGAACCCCTTGGCTTCTTTTCCAATTGCAACAACTTCATCAGCGGTCTTCTTTATTTCAACAAACTGAGTTTTTGCTTCACGATACAAGTCGCAGCCAGCTTGGATCTGTTTCACCAGACCCGCAGCCAACATGCAAATTGTTATGGGATCAATTTTTAGCTCTTGTTGACAAATAGATGGATCAAGAAACCAGCAAGGGAACTCACGCCGGACATGACTGCCATACCAACCCAGATGCCCCCCTTGCCTTGATTGACCATTGCAATCAAACGCTCAACAGACTTTTCCATCTTGTCAATTTTTGATTCAAGATTTTCGACTTTTTGGGTCAATATGCCGTAGGCAATAGGATCGATTTCAGCCATGATTTACCTTTTGTAAGCGGATGCAGGAGTTGTGCCACGACCAGCGCCAACCATTGCGTTATAACGGCGTTTAGCAAGTTCTTGCTCTTCGCCAGCGTTTAATCCAGTCATGTGAGTGCCAAGCATCAATGCAGGATTGATAGCGCCAGCAATTGTATTTAACCCAAGCTCTCCAGCAGGAGTCCAATCACCTGTCTTCTTGCCATGTTTGTAGGCTTCCAAGCTGCCATAGGCCAGCGCACCAAATCCAGCAAGTCCAGCCAATGAGCGAAGCGTTGCAAAACCTTTTTCAGCGGCGGCTTTAGCGGAAGGCGTTTTGGCATTTGCATATTCATCAAGAATTGATTGATGCATCTTTGCCAGATTTTCTTCTGTGTACCTGAAATCAGCAGGAAACTTGCCTTTTTCATCAAGCTTCATGGCAGTACCAAGATGCTTGTTTGTAAATGCCATGACATCTTGTGGATTAGGCATACCACCTTTGCTAACACCGGCTTCAGTTTTTGGAAACTCCAAGGCCGCACCTTCAGGCAAAGTTGATTTCAAGGCATCAACCAAAGATTTTGCACGTTCAGTGTTATTTGCAACACCTAGTGTTCCAAGAAGTTGTCGTTCAGTGCCTGGTAACTTTTTGTAGCCTTCAAAATATTCCGGCTTGGGCGCTTTCTTGGATTTTGCTGGCTCTACTTTAACTGGCTCAATAGTTTCAGCAGCAACTGGAGCCGCTTGCGCTGCTGTAATCAGTGGATTGTCTGTCTTGATTGGTGTTGTTGGCAAAACAGGAGATGCAACAGGTTCAGCAATTGCAGGAGCAACAACTGGAGGCGGCGCAGCACCCGCAGGAGGCTGAAGCAATGCAGGAAGCTTAGGATTAACCGGCGCTTCAACAACAGGCGCAGGAGGCACAACAGGCGCTGGTTGAGCAGCAGCCGGTATCTGAGCTTGAGGAACTACATTACCCCCCGCTGAAGTTGCTACAGGCGCTGGTTGAGCAGCCTTAACTGCGGCATTTGCTCTTGAGCGTTCAAGCAATTGTCTGTCTTCTGCACTTAAGGAAGACTCCCAATCTGTCGGACGCACTGTTTGTGTCTCTGGCTCAAGGAATGGTTCACTTGGCTTTTTCTGACTGACATCCATTTGCGGTTCAATTCGCTCAGTGCTTTGCCCAGGCTTTTCAGCGCCAAAGAATTTATCTTTAAGCAATTTAGCACCAGCCAAAACACCAACTCCAGCCGCAGCACCAGCGCCGTAAGTCATGGGATCCATGTGCCTTGCACTGTCGGTCATAGACTCAACAGTAGGAGCAGTCACAGGTTGACTTGCAGTAGATGTTGCTGGTTTGCTTTGCTTGCTTGAATAATGCTTAGAAGCCGCATCAATCAATTCTTGATCGGTTGCATCATCTGGGCCTTCAATCGTAATGACTGAATTGTCAGGTAATTGAACTTTATGCTCTGCCATTATTTTGGCT